AATACTCAAATCCACCTTGAAAGCTTCTGAGGCTTATACAAAAATCTCCATTATGAATCGTTTTAAGCTGAGACAAGTTTGTATCTTCCTTCAGTTTTACAGCACGATTTCCCGTTATCCGATCATATTCATCTTGTGGAATAACTCCATACTGCTGAGTTGGCGAAAGTAATTGTAAATTAATCTTATTCCCCTTTTCACTACGCTGGTGGAAAATGTACCTGCCTCTATACAATTTCCAATCAATCGGTATTTTACCTATCCAATCAAATGTACTGTCTTTCATCCGTCGCATCAGTTCTTACCTCCGAAAAGTTTCAGAACTTTCTCGCTAACCGATGTTTCCATTTCCTTAAAATCATTCAGCAATTTACTGGAAGATTCCGGCTGTACATATTTATAGAAATAGCGAGTAAATGGGATTTCAGCGCCTGTCTTGATAACAGGTTTCTTCTTAGTCATATTTTCTTCCCAAAATGCTTTGGCGTCGGGCACATAGGGCAGGACTTCCCGTTTCATATAGTCATCAATATTTTCTTTATAAGGAACAATTTCCGTATCCTTCGTTTCCTTATCGTAAATGATATTTCCCTTTTTATCTTTTTGGATGACCGCTTCTTTATCCATAATAGAAAGGCCGTCAGCTATTTTTTCCAGCAGTTTTTTATCAGAAGTCACACTGGAAAGAATAGCTTTCAGAACAGGCATGAAATCTTCCGGAGACATCCATTTTTGATCGGATTCATAACTTTGGAGAGTATCCAAAATCTGATTGTAAAGGGGTTTATTCTTTTTGAAGGTATCCAGCTTTTTCTGGCCCTTTTCATTCAGTTTTTTATCTGAATTGAGTAAGTCATAGACTTTAGCTTCATCATAGAGCCCGTTCAGAGAGCCTTTTGCCTGCAGTCTTTCGATGCTTTCTTCCGTAATCGAATAGGAACGCTGAAGTGGCTGCATAACTGTGTATTCCCTATATTTAAAATCATCATTATCAAAAATTTTGCAAAGTTCGTTTTCCTGAAAATCTGCATAGAGCTTTGTAATCTGTTCCCGATTTTCAGGCGTAATTTCCCTTCGTTTATTGCCCAAAGCTTTTCTTAAAGGCTGGAACAATCCTGATGCATCGATGAGCTGCACTTTACCTCTACGTTCCGGCCTTTTATTTTTGGAAAGTACCCAGAGATAAGTCTGGATACCGGTATTGTAGAAAAGATCTGTAGGCAGAGCAATAATCGCTTCCA